TCTTCACAGAATCGTCAGTTTTATCTACAGACGCGATAGAATCTGCCTCAGTACCAACTGGCATTTTCTGAGCACTTGCTTCCTCGATTTGATTGTTCTCCTCGACAGGAAGCTCAACATTTGTGTTCATTTCAGACATATGTTTTACTCCTTAAAATTAGATTTGAGCAACGAGAGGAAATTCTTGTACTCTCGAATCGACGTCTCATAGAGATGCTTTTTCGGAGCGGTTTTAATTTCTGTCTCCATTTGTTCAATTACTTGAGGTTGAATGACACCATTGTTCCATACCCACTCAACACCTTCCATGATTCCGTTTACGAAAGCTGCTGGTGCTGATGGATCTTGGACAATATCTACGGTGTTCAGGATGAAATCATCCTTCACATACATTGTGCCATTCCTCTGCTCAAGACTACCCATACCACGAGTTGACACTCCTAGTTGAACACCACCTTCCAAGAGACCTTTCACAATCTGACCCATCGGTGTATCCAATATTTGTGCCTTTCCTATCACATCATTGCCTTCGAATTTAAGGTCAGTGATGAGATGAGAAACTTTGTCGAGGTTCACGGTTGGACCTTCTGGGTGATTCAACTCACCGACGGCACGCTTTTTGCTTACCTGATCCTCGACGTATTTGTTGACCGCACTTTCCATAATTGCTTTAGGGTAAATGCGACCATTTCTATTCTTTTGATCTGCTTGAGCGAAAATGCCTTCGATTACAAAGGACTTCTCGCCGTTCTCTTTCTTCTCAACGATGCATTGAAGATCGTTTTCTTGGTATTCTGCGATTAGTTTCATTTCTTATACTCTTTTGCAAATTCAATTCCGAATTTTTGTGCAGCGGTTTTTGTCTTAAATGAGTCTAGTTTTTCATTATCGATGTAGACGATAAATTGACCCTTCTCTTTATGAATCATGACGGAAACGCCGTCTACCTTCTTGTCGAACACATGTTCTCCAGGAGGCATTCCCCTCATTCTTTTTTCTCTAAGAGATTTGAAATTAATCATTAAAATAACCGTTTTACAAATATATGCAATTATTTATACGAAAAAATATTTTAAAGAAATATTTCTTTTACTCTGCATTTTCCAAGTCTTCGTCTTCAATTTCAACCTCTAATTCAGCGTCAACTTCATAATCTTCAACATCATCATGATCGTCTTGCTCAGGTTCCTCGCCGTTATAAATTGAACTTGCGATGCGAACCCTTGCTTGATCCAAGGTGTCTTGAAGTCGGTCGCCGATTAGGTCGTTGAATTGAGTTTCTGCCGTATTGAAATCTTCGCCTTCGATTGACTTTAAAAGATCTTCAATAGGATTGTTGTTTTCGATTGGTGCTGCTTCTACTTCAGCAGCAACAGTTTCTGCTTCTTGATTTTCCATAATAATCTCCAAAAAGAAATAATATTAATACCACAGTTGTATATAGCGAGGTTTTACATGCGTAAATTTTATCTACCGTTACAACTTACCTTCTTCTCTCAATTTTGCTCTAATTTTTGTTGCACTAATATTGTGAATTTCTTCGCCCAAATCGTGCTCGGTGAAAGTATATCCAACACCACGTCCATAACTAATATCAACAACGTTTGGGACCAACATAACTATAAAGTCCTTTTCATTATAGAAATCTTCTTTCGCGAGAGCATCGTAAATGTTTTGTTTTACTACTTCAATTTCAAAGGGATTGTCACTCTGTGCTTCTGTTCTTCCGCCACTGGCGTCTTCACCAACAATTCCGCCAACATCACGAATCATAATTACTACCTGACCCGTTTCAGCAAACGCGCGTTTAAAAAGCGCGGTATGTCCATCGTGCCAAGGTTGCCATCTTCCAAGCATTTGAGAAGTTGGTTTGTTCCAATCAAAATAAAGACTCATTTATATTTAAACCTCAAATTATAAAAAATAAAAAAAAGGGGAACCGAAGTTCCCCCTCTTACATTATATAGTATAGAAATTAATCTATATTATACACCCATTACTGTGACTTTAACACCGCTCAAAGCGACGAGTGAAGTCAATGTAAGGTTGTTTGTATCTACTGCGTCGACATCTACAGAGATCTGTGAACCGTCTGAATCCATCACGTTAATGACGAAACCAGTTGAGTTCGCAAGTGCCAGCGCGTGGTTGACAGTCTGTGGAGTGTTAGCAGTGATTGAAACGCTTTGGTCAGTGAAGACCTTAACATTGTCGCGACCTTCAAGATTCGTTACACGACCCGCAAGAGCAGCGATATCTGAATCGTTTGATACGATCTCACCGTGCAATTCGTTGATTGCAGCGACAAGAGTAGTTTCAGAAGTATCAAGCGTTTCTCCGAAACCAACGAACGCTTTGATGTCTGAATCAACACCTTGAAGCGCAGAGACATCCGAATCATGACCAGTGAGACGAGTCTCAATTGCCACCATACGTGAATCTGCTGAATCGATTCTCGCAGAGAAGTCTGAATCAACACCCTGAAGAGCAACGATATCAGATTCGTTCTGAGTGATGCGAGATTCTGCAGCAACGAAACGAGTGTCTGCTGAGTCAAGACGTCTTTCTGTTTCTGAAACACGAGTCTCTACAGCAACGAAACGAGTGTCCGCTGAGTCGAGACGTGATTCTGCAACATCCAAACGCGCGTCGAGGTCTGAGTCAGCACCTTGAAGGGCGAGGATATCTGCTTCGTTAGTAGATACGCGAGTCTCTACAGCAACGAAACGACCATCAGCAGAATCAAGGCGAGAAGTCTGAGCAGCATCTACTTCTTGAAGATCAGTGATGTCAGAATCATGACCGTCAAGGCGAGTTTCTACAGTACTCATTTGACCCTGAAGTGCAGCGATATCTGAATCGTTACCTGCTACTCTGTCAGAATCCGCCAATTGTGCAGCGTTTACTTCGTTAATCGCAGCGATAACAGTCTGTGCTGTAGTGTCTAATGTGAGGTAAGAACCATTTGGAGAGTCCTGACCGATCTTTGCTTCAGCAGCAGCGACGTCAGTTGCATTCTGAGCAACGTCAGAAGCAAGTTGAGAACCTGCCAAAGTTGCTGGGGTGATTACACGATCAACATCAGTACCAGCATCAACTTCTGCTTGTGTTGCGAGTTCAACGATACCAGCAACAGTTGCAGTTGCATAGTCAACGTTGCGCTGCAGGATTGTAGCAGTTGTTGAACCGGTGAAAAGTACGATGTCACCAACTTCTACGTCCGCAGAAGGTGAGAATATAACACCAGTCTTAGTCAATGTACCTGCTGTGTCAGCAACGTACTGGTTTCCATTTACCGCTTCAACAGAAGCAGTGTTGGAGTTAGATGGGTTAATAACGCCACGGAAGATAACATCACCCGTGATATCAGAAGATACCTGACGGAATGCTGTGCCATCCCAGATCGCCATTTCCGAAACGTCTGTATCATAAATGACCAAACCTTTGTTTCCGGAACCGAGTTGTGCTGCAAGAGTTGATTTCTCGGCAGAGGTGACGTTCTTGATTCGTGCGTCGAGTAACTGACCTACTTTGACAAGGTCAATATTGTGATAGAATTGCTTTGTTGCCATTGGAGTTTTCTCCCTATTTCCTATTCGAATAAAAAACTATTTTTTTTGTTTTTATAATATAACAACATAAAGTTCATGACCAGTCAGATCGACAAGAGATTCGACCGTCAATTGCGTATTCGTCAAAGTGGAAAGAATACCTACCTCATTTCCCGTGGGATCCAACACATAAAAATTGGAAATAGTATTCTTACCGTTGTGTGAAACCGTATAAGAAGTTCCACTCAAGTCGTATTTATAAGAAGTTGTGGTTTGACTACCACCGAAAGAAACTGGGGACCAGTTTCCGGCAGCATTCGGCATATCGCCTGTCGATGTATCCCTGCCTTCATTAGACAGCAATGAATATTTATAATAAGTGTCGCTTTGAAAACTATCATACCCTGTTTTTAGGTATGCGAGCATTCCTTCTTGTAGTCTTTGTCCTGTAATATCTTCGAGACGATCATCCGAATCACCAGAAACAAAGCGTAATCCACCACGGATTTCCGTATCCAGAACAATAGGATGTTCGGCAGAGGGAGACCACGTCCCCGTCCATGAGTTTCTAGTGAGACCGTCGTAATTCGACATTACTGAATCCTCACGTAAGTATCACCTGGCTGAAGGGTGATACCATATAATGTATATTCTTCAGAAACATAATCGACAGCAGCACTGTCCGGTTCTAGGTCCACAGTATTACCAGAAGTATAACTAACGTCGCTCAACAATGCTTCAGATGGACCAGTCTGTAATACTGTAGGTTGCGTGACACTACTTCTAATCGCAAACCAGAAACATCTAGGATCGACAGCGCCGTTGGTAATTACCGTCGACAAATTCTTAGACTGGTTCCCCAATTCAGTCACTGAAGAACTAAAGTCGTTTCCAGAAACTATATCAGATAATGTCGGTGGTGTTGCGTTATCGGCAGTAAAGATATAGAATGAAGGGTATGTGAAAGATGCTGTGATAACATTATCATTATCACTATCGATAGCAGTGTATGCCGTTCCGGTCACACCTTCCGGTCTCGAGAAGATTACTTCTAGATCTACTGCCCTTCCGTTATTATTGTCTTTGTGTAATGGGGTCGCGAAGGTCATTGTTCCGCTTCCGGAAGTGTTGGACAATGTACCACCAGTTGGAGAAACCGTTACTGCAGCATTATTATTGTCGTTTAATCCAGTAATCGAAACATTATAGTTGACTGTCGTATAACTTTCAAGGAAATTTTTGCCCGAAAGATTCGAGAAGTTTACTGACCCATTAGCATTTTGCCAGTTATAATTAATGGTCGGACGATTGTCATCCCAAACCGTGCCGTCATCTTCTTCAAATGAAATACGTGCTGACGCTGAACCGCCTGTAAGACCGCTCCCGCTAGAATATATTTCCGCAGAGTCATTTACAGTAAACGTCTGCGACCAATCTACGCCGCCTGCAGGGGTTGGGGATGCGCCTGTCGTTGTATACGCAGAGACTGAATCGTGAACTCCCGAAGCATTATCAATTAAAGATACTGCAGAGATGTATCGGTCTGTAAAGTCGTCAGGGTTCTCGACTGTGACAGAGAATTGAGAAGCAGGTTCGTCCCAAGAGAGACTTTGTCCTGTAGCAGCAACGATAGGGGAGAAATTGGCAAGTTCTACTTGAAGTTGATTGTCAACAAAACTTACACTTCGAATGGTGTATTCACTAGAGTCTTCGAAGAAAGCAGAAGTTGTTCTATATTGATCGTCGTCGCCGCTAGTCAACCAACCGAAATATGGATGCTCTGGAGAACCGCCGGTTCCAGTGCCGGTGCCAATACCAAGTCTATTCAGGGCATCTGTTAGCGACTCAACCTTGAATTTTTTCTCAGCACGATTGAAGATAAGAATAGAGTCGCTGTCTAACTCGTTGTTCTTGATAGACTTATATTCTACATCACGGTTGTCGAGTAACTGATACGATCCACCACCAGATGTAGAGGCAACGACCCCGTTTCCAAGAGTCGTTAGTTTTTGTTGAATCCTTTGATTTGCGACTTTCTCGACTTCAGAAATCTTTTTATTAAACTGACCGACGAGCTCTTGAAACTTTGGTTCGTAATCTGGTGCGGGCGCACCGTCCTCACCCTTTAGACCCTGACGTCCTTCTGGACCTGCTGGACCAATCTCGCCGCGATCGCCTCGATCCCCTTTGATCCCCTGTAGACCTGCCGGACCGGTTTCGCCTTGCTCCCCCTTTGGACCTTGTAGTCCTGGAAATCCTCTCTCCCCCTTCTCACCTTGAGGACCAGCGACACCTTGTGGACCAATGTCACCTTGAATGCCTTGAATACCTCGAGGACCAGCGACACCTTGTGGACCAATAGAACCAAGATCGCCCTTAACGCCTTTGTCGCCTTTAATGCCCCTTTCACCACGATCACCTTTCTCGCCTTTGATTCCGCGATCGCCTTTGATGCCTCTTTCGCCGCGTGAACCTGTCTCACCGCGTGCTCCCTGAGGACCACGCGCTCCGCGAATATCATCTGTGATGAAATCTGAGACTCTCTCTTTGAGTTTATTCTCAATTTCTTCTTTGAGTCGGTTTTCCTGCTTTTTTAGTTGCTCGTTAGTATAAGCAACGCTGAAAGCGTGGATGACCGTTGGGTCAATTTTTGACATTTAATCACTCTTCGTCTACCAATTTATTCATATATCGAGTCATAGTCTCGATCAATTCATCTTCTTGTGTTGGTATGTAACGCTCCGGTTCTGAGTCTATTTCCTCGTAAATATAATCAAGAGCGGTATCCGAATTCCCATCTTTTATATAAAAATGCTCTTCCTGTTGTTGTGGTTCTTGCTGATCGTTTGGTGCTTCTTCAGGTTCGTCTGGATCTTCTATCTCACTAGATTCAATTTCCCCTTTAATTTCCTTTTCCATTTCTTCGATGTCATCATCTGACAATCGTAGTACATTACGTTGTACCCATTCTTTAGAGAAGTATTCGCCGGTGAACTGAGTAATTTCATTCATCAGTCCAAGTCGCTCTCTAAGAATCTCTGCTTCTTTTAATTCTGTGAAATAGTTATCACGGACGAAGTCGACATAAATGTCGCCCTTCCATTGTTCCCAATCTTGCTCAGTAATTATTTGCTTGAGCAACAATTGCTTCCTCAATATTCCTAGGAACATCCAAGAAAAACGACGACGAAGTCGATCAATAAACTTCTGGAACTTAACTTCGTCGCGTGAAATTTCTGTAGATCTACCCAAAGAGAATTGTGCTTCCTGCTCCAGACGGTTTACTGGAACATTCAATGAGCGATATAATCTCTTTTGGAAGTAAACGATGTCGTCAATCTGCCCAAGGTTTTCTCCACCTGGAAGTGTGGTGATTTCCGTACCACGTCCGTTCTCTCGACGAGGCAACCAGAAATCTTCAAGCATTGACATATGCTTTCGGTCGTCTTTAATTTGACCGGTGTTCGCATCATAGACCAACTTATTACGGTACTTTGACATAATGTCTTTCATGTACTGGTCTGCTTTACCGCGAGGCAAGTTACCCACGTCAATATAGAAGATACGACGTTCTGGTGCACGCGCGAGACGATAGATGACCAACGAGTCTTCCATCATGCGTAACTGGTTAATTGGTTTTAATGCTTTATGGAGGTGAGAAAGAATCTTTTTTCTAGACTCATCTAATACACCTGAAGTAATATAACTAATGGCATCTGTTGATATTCTGATCGCTGTACCAGCAACGCCTGGCTTTTCTTCATAGATGTAGTATTCTTCGACCGAATCAACAACCTTGACTCCAGTCTTCGGATCTTTCTTGTGCTTAACTTCTTTGACCTTGCGGATTCTTGCTGCATCGATATGTCGGATCTCTTGGATCCCTGCTTTCATATTCGATTCATTAACGAGTAAGTGATGGACGATTCTTCCGTCCACATACCAACCACGAAACATATCGTGCCCAACCTCATTAAAACTTAGCATGTTAACAATATTGTTAAATTCTTCACGGATCTGATCTTTAATTTTGTCAGGTGCTTCTATGCCATCAGTCGATAATTCAACGGATGAAGATAATTCTGATGCTGAAATTGTTTCGTTGACGATCTCATCAATTGCCATATCGACTTCGGGGTGCATTGCAACACCACGGTAACGAAGGATCAATTGTTGATTGTCTTTTGCTTGTTCGCCTTCTTGGTTAATATATTGACCATAATAACCAGCGCCACTTGACACATATCCAGAACCATCTGGATCAGTCGGAGCGACCGGTGAACGCAATTCTTGCTTTCCGGTACTTCCTGTATTTTTAGATTTGTTTGATCTCTTTACTTCAAATCCAAAAATGTTAAATGAGTTGTTACTTTCTTCTGCCATTTTAATTTCCAAAGATTGTCCCTAAACGCAAACGCCCAAAGATTTCTCTTCGAAAAACTGAGCGTCCTACTATAATTTATAAGTGTTCTAAACAAAGATTTTTCTCACTAACCACAACACCGCTCAGGTTCCCATAAAATATATTCAGTGTAAATAAAAAAAAGGTGGGGGATTTCGCCCCCACATCAAATAGTTTTAACTTGTTGTATTGCTTTCCCAATACTGGTATGAGAATGTAACATCAAACTGTTCAATCTCACCACGAGTATCATAACTTAACTGGATAGGACTTACAACTATCGGGAATGCTCCGCGAATGTTAACACGCTTGATAACAGACTCGTCACGATCCAATTGCTCTACGATAAGGTCTGCTTGGTAATCCACTGGATTAACGAGACCTGTGTTTGCTGCATGACCATTGATTCCATTCATCCAACGCTCCATAGGATCGCGAACGCCGAAATCTGTATCATTGATAATGGTGATTGTCCAATCTTCAAAAGTTCTCTCTGCCGCGACCTTTAACTCACGACCACGGAAGTTGACAGGGAATGATCCGACTGTCGACTGAGGCAACTGTGCTGCCTTACACATGAACGAACTGAG